CAAACATCCGACAGGTAATTGGTGAAGTCGGCCCACACTCCTTTGAGATAGGTTGTGCCTTTGATCCACTGGAGCTTGAGATAAGTCCACAGAACGTTGGCCGCTGCGGTGATGTCGCCGGCAGCCAGTGCATTGGCGATCGCACCAAAGGCTTTGATCGTGTCAGCCTTCAGCGTTTCGAAGACGCCTTTCAAATACTCGATCGCTTCGCCAGCGATGCCGGATGAGTAGACGAAGTAGGCACCCAGTGCGGCAACTGCAGCGACAACAAGTCCGATAGGTGTGAACAGAGCGCCGATCATGGTTACCAGGACACCGATCGCGGTTCCTACTAGTGAGAACATCGAAGCTAGCCCACCAACAGCGAACGCGGCCACACCAGCAGCGCTGCCAATACCGATGAAAGCCGCGCCGACAGCAACGACGCCGGCAACGATCAGCGCGACTTTCTTGACAACTTCCTGGTTCTTGCCGATCCATTCAATCAGACCGGAGAGAGCCCGAGAGATTGCGTTCATCATTTTGGTGACCGAGAGGTCCAGCGATTCACCAATCGCAATGGCCACGCCCTCGATCGAGCTTTTCAGGATTCGAAACGCGCCACCGATCCCTGCATCCATATCGCGTGCGGTCTTGTCGGCGATGCCATTTGACTTCTTCAGGTCGGCAAGCAGCTTCTTGGTGTCGGTGACCGTCTTTCCAATGGCCGAAGCACTGGTAATGCCCATCAAACCGAAGACTTCGTTAAAGGCTTGGGCACGATCACCGCTTCCCATGTTGGCCGATGCAGCGGCAACTTCGCCAAGAATGTCGACTAGGTCGCGTGCATTCCCTTGGGCATCCTTGGTCGCAACGCCGAATACCTTTTGAAACTTCTCAGACTCTGCCGCGCTCAGAGTGAGTAATCGACGTAATGCTGTACCGGCTTCACTACCCTGAATCCCGAGGTTTCCGAGCGTGCCAAGAACGGCAAGCGTTTCTTCGAGGCTCATGTTGGCATCGGCTGCCACAGGACCGGCGTATTGCAACGCTTCCCCAAGCGACTCAACCGAGTTGAAGGACATGTTGGCTGCTGCGGTCAATCGATCCGAGACTCGCACAGCATCGGTTGCTTCCAAGCTGAATTGACGGATCGTGGCTGACATGATCCCAGAGCTAACGGTTGCATCCGTCCCAGTGGCTCTTGCTAGATTCATGACCGCGCCGGTCATCTCTTCAATCTGCTTGGGTGAGAAACCTGCTCGACCGAGTTCAGTCATCAGAGAAGCGACCTCACTGGCCGAGAAACTTGTTGTGGCTCCCAAATGCTTTGCTTTGTTACGCAGCGATTCCAATGTCGCGCCGGTTGCATTGGCAGCTGCGCCTGCGGCCCGAATCGCATCATCGAAACTGGTATAGACTGCCAAGCTGGCTCCCACAGGTGCGGCGGCGGCAACGCCAAGGCCAGTGAGCTTGGTGCCGACCAGTCGCGTGGACGCCCCGAACGATTTGAGCCGCTTTTGCGCAGCTTCGAGTCCCTTGAGGAACTGGGCACTCCTCGCGGTCAGCTCGACGTATGCTCCTCCGGCTCTGACTTGCGACATGGCGATTCTGACGTTCTTGGTTGAAAGTTAGCACCGAGCATCGCAGCTGCTTGTTCAACAGTTCCGCGAGCAACGATTGGCTTTTGGTCTGCGTAGGGATTGAAGTCGTCGGGCTTGAATGGCTTGCGACGTCTCTTACGATCACGGTTCATCTCGGCCATCAACGCCATGATCGTGCTCGCGACATTCCAATCGTGTTGGCGTTTGGCCTCAGCCATCAGCACAAGTTGGCGAAGTGTTAAGGGACCTGGATCGACTCCGACGATGCCGGCAAGTCGGACGATGAGTCGTTCAATGTCGGCACAGCGAGCTTGCGTTCGAGATCTTCTACGAACTTGTCGACCAAGTTCGGATCGTCCAGTCGCTTCTCGATCGCACTGATCCCCCGTGTCTCGATCAGCTTCTGCTTCTCGGCCGCCTTCCGCAGAAGACGGCGTCGCGACTCCGGGAAGTAATTGATCAGTGCTTCGAGGAGTGCACCGGTGGCATCGTCGATAGAATTGCCAGCGAGCCCCTCGCCGAAAGCTTCGTCGGTGATCTGCTGCTGGTCCGCTTGCGGCTTGCAGATTGCAAAGAGCACATCGCCCAGGAGCAATGGATCGGTCGAGAGTCGCGTGATCAAATCACCATCGATTGCTTCAAGAAGATGCACTCCGGTGAGAGTCTTCACGCGGCGCAGCGTCGTGTTGTCGATATCCACAATCCAAATGCGACCGGCGCGGTCAACGAACTTCTGCATGATGCCTCCCTGAGTGTTATGAATCCTCTAAACCAACTACAACGACAGCGATCAAGGACCAGCCAAGCCCGGGCCCACATTCATGCCACCACCGCCAGTCGATTGCGTTGGTTTGAGAGTCACATCAGCCGAAATGACCTCCTCCAAGTTCTGGTTAACATTGAAGGTCATCACTTCGCAAGTCAGCGTGAGTGTTCCACCAGCGTCGCTGATGCCGACATCACATGGATCACCGCTGCTCCACAAGCCTTGAAGTAAGCCGAACGCGCTATCGCCATCCTTGTTCAGCACCGTGAACTCGATGGACGCATCCTTCAGCGTCCCGACCGTAGCACGCCAACCGTTATTGGCACGTGTACTGGCATCCGCTTCGGCCTTCTCGAGGCTGACGGTCAAATCCTTGACGTTGGTGATCTCGACGCCGTCAATGGTGAGGACGGCTTCGAGACCAAGTCTTACTTCTGGCATTGTGAATGATTCCTTATGACGAACGTTTACTTGACTGAGTTGGCCCAGAACGTGGGTAGCCGACTCCGATTGGCTTCCAGAGCCGGCTTCATGAATGGTCGCTTGGGATAATGGCGAGGCTTGTTGTCACTGCGTCGCTCGTTCTCCTCGACAATCAAGCGAGTTGCTCGGTTGGCTTGCGCCGCAGTTCGCAGTTCGATCCTCGCAAACTTGGTCTTGCTTCCGTGTTGTATGGCACGGATGGGACCATGCTCGCCAACCTTAAATCGATGCGGCTTGAGCTTTCGACGCTTGGTTGCCACGCCACCGAATTCATGCAAGTTCCAAATGCGTCCAGCAATCTCATTCACAGGGCCGATGGCGACAACGGTTCGGTTGTTGGTGACGTCGTAGCGAATCACTCGCTTGAGCATGCCTGTCTGTGTATGCGGTGGGCTTCCAGGCTTCGATGGTTTCTTGCGTTTCCGAATGCTACGCTTGGCCGTCTTTCGAACCACACCGCCAGCCTCGCTCAATGAAGTGAAGGTCGCTGTTTCCGCCTTCTTTTTGAGCTTCTGCTTATCAAATTGAGTTCGGACCGTGATCTTGATCATCGCGCTAGTTCAAAGGTTAAGGTCAACAAGCTTGTAAACTGGCGCAGTTGTTCCCAGTGTTCGCTGGAATACAGCACAGCATGCTCGGCCTTCACGCATCGAGCCGCTTGAAATGAATCAAGCCTCTTCAGACGAAACTCGTCGGCAATCTTCTCCACAAGATCAACCAGCGGATCGATCTCCTCATTGGTTCCCTTTGAAAACTTCTTCTGTACAGCAACATCAACGCGGCAGTGGTATTTGTTATGGGCGCGGTCGTGAGGGAATAGCTCAACATCGCGAGGCACAACTGTCACGCGGAGTTCCTTCATGTCTTCGAGGTCGAAGTTGGGAACGTACATGCGCTCGGCAAGGAATTCAAAATCGAACTCAGCTGCGTTGAGCTGGGCGGTGACACTATCGGCAACTTGTAGAACGGTCGTCATGACGAATGGGATTCGATCTGTTTGGTGTGGATGCGGAGTTTCAAACGAAATGGGTCGCTGTAGCGCCAAGGTGGATCGCCACCGAGGGCCATCACTTCAAAAATGAAGGTTTGGTTGCCATCGATTTCCACTATCGTGTCACCTCGGCGTGGCAACGTTCCGATGATCGACGATAGCAGTGCATAGGTATCAATCAGGAAATCGCGAACCTGGCTTCGAGTCACAATGCCCTCGCCATCGTCCTGGTCGTACATCGACTTGCCGATGGTTGCTTGGAGCGTGGCCCCCAGCTCTCCTCGGCGATATACGACCTGACGAGATGCGTGTTGGGTGAGTTTTGAGGCAAGCCACTCCTGGCCGTTCTTCAGTAAATCGCTCATTTGTTTGGAACAACTCCCAGCGTTCGCTCAACAATCCACTCCAGTCGTCGCCAGAACTTGATTCGATCAAGCAGTGGATTGAGCAGGTCAGTCATCACGCAGTACTTCGATTCAAATGGATCAATGTGATGTTGTGCGTGATG